ACGTTTAGAGGCAGGTAAAGAAATGCCAACGGAAATTTTCAACGTATTCGTTGGAAATAAAACAACAATAAAAAGGAAACAATAAACATGAACGAAGTAGCTAAAAAAGTAAATGCAGGTGCATTAGCGACGAACTTATTCGAAGCTGACGCAAATGCTGGCTCTCAGAATATGACGCAGGAAGATCTTGCGTTACCATTTCTGAAAGTCTTGGGACAACTATCTCCTGAAGTTAACAAAAGGGATGGGAAGCATGTCGAAGGTGCAGAACCTGGCATGATTCTCAATACTGTCACTAACGAAATTTTTGATGGTGCTAAAGGGATAGATGTATTGCCAGTATTCTACGAAAGAAGATACGTAGAATGGCAAGACAGAGGTGAGGGCAAAGGTGCTCCGGTAGCGATTCATAATGCCGATAGTGACATTGTGAGTACAACTACTAGAGACAAAGCCTTTAAAGATCGTTTACCTAATGGTAATTATCTTGAGAACACTGCAAATCATTTTGTAGTAGTCTTGGGTGATAGTCCACAAACTGCGTTGATTTCTATGAAGGCGACTCAACTAAAAATTAGTCGTAAGTGGAATTCAATTATGATGGGGATTAAAATGCCAGGTAAGAACGGTTTATTCACACCGCCAACATATAGCCACATTTATAATCTAAAAACTGTTCAAATGTCAAATGACAAAGGAACATGGTTTGGATGGGAAGTGTCTAAGGTAGGTCCCGTTGAAGATAAATCTGTGTATGGTATTGCAAAAAGTTTTGCTGAAAGATTAGGCAAAGGCGACGTGCAAGTCAAACATGGAAACAACGAAGACAAACAGGATACTCCATACTAATTCCTAGGGAGCAGGCGGGGAAGCGAGAGTGGATCCGCCTGTTAAAAATTTTATGTCGGTAGAAAATTTTAAAAGTATTTTTAATGGATTAGAACGTGCCCACGGTGTCACTTTTATAGACAAGAAAGGGGTAGATGGTGAGAAAATTAAGGGAAAATCTTTTGTTAAAAGAGAACCAGTCACAGAGGATATGTGGCTTAAACACTTACAAGGGACAGAACCAAGTTTAGGAATCATTCCAATTAACGATGACAACAAATGTGTATGGGGATGTATTGATATAGATTCATACGCAGGATTCGATCATCAAAAATTAATTAACAAAATTAAATTATTAAATTTACCACTAATAGTATTTAGATCTAAATCTGGTGGAGCACATGTATTTTGTTTCACCACAGTACCTGTAACAGCTAAATTGATGAGAGATAAACTTTTATCTGTTAGCGCAGTATTAGGTTATGGTGGATCAGAAGTATTTCCGAAACAAGTAGAATTAAAATCACAAGAGGATACAGGAAACTTTCTTAACTTACCATATTTTAATGGTGATAATACGACGAGGTATGCCTTTCTGGAGAACGGAGAGGCCGCATCGATGCAAGGCTTCTACGCTTCTTATGAAAGAAATAGATTAACGCCAGACCAATTAGAAAGATTAAAAATCAAAAGACCCGAGTCAGAATTCAGTGATGGCCCACCATGTATAGAATCATTAACACAAACTAAAGTAAAAGATGGAAGAGATAGAATCATCTATCAATACATTCAATATGCAAAAAGAAAATGGCCAGAAGATTGGACTAATAGAATTAATAAATTTAATTATAGTTATTTTGATCCAGCATTAGACGAGAAAACTATTCAAGATAAAATAAAATTTCATAGTAAAAAAGATCTAGGTTTTAAATGTAATGAAGAACCTATGTGTAATCACTGTGATAAAAAATTATGTAGAACTAGAAAATTTGGTATTGGGGGCGAATCTGTATTTCCTGAACTAGGGGATTTACAAAAAGTAGAATTAGATGAACCCTATTATTGGGTAAATGTTGATGGTGATAGAGTTAAACTAGATAATATAGATTGTTTAATTGATCAAAGATTATTTAGAAGAACAGTCACAAAACAAATTAATAAAAAACCACCAAGAATAAAACCAAATGAATTTGATAAATATGTAGATTTATTATTAGCAGGTGTTGAAGTAGTAAAAGCTCCTCAAGGATCTTCGATCTTGGATCAATTACAAGATCACCTGGAAGAGTTTTGTTCTAACAGAACAGCTAAGACTACAAGGAAGGAAGATATTTTACGTGGTAATGTTTGGACCAATGAAGGAAAACATTATTTTATTTTTAGTAAATTTTTCCATGGATACTTACAAAGAAAAAAATGGGGTGAGAAAGCTCAACCAACTCAACAGATGTTGAAAGAACATTGCGAATGTAAAGATGACAGGCTTACTATAGGTAAGAAAAGACCTAGTGTAATGATTGTTGATGCATTTGAGAGACCAGAAAGTAATTATACTCAAAAAAAATTAAAAGAGGATGATCCGTTTTGATGAGTATTGATTTAACTTTATTGGTAGTATTAACTGCGGCATGGATACTGGTTGCACTATGACGAACGACGTACGCCCAAAGGATCAGATGTTTTTATTCCCGGAATTAGATCCTTATCTAACTATTGTAAAAGATATTGATTATGTTGATGTAGCTGATTTAGTAGATCCAAAACCCAGTCATGCAAAACTAAATGATTATAGTTTAGTACCTAAAGGAAAATTTATTCTTTTTAAAGAAGGTTTTGTAAATCCCTATAGACCAGAACTAGGAAAAACTCATCCATTTATAAAGAATGAAGACACCGGAAAAATTCTAGCTATGAATTTAGCTAAGTCTTATTTGAGATCTAGTATTAATGTGGTGGTGAATGGAAAAATAATCATAGTAGATGTTAAATATCATAGAGTAAATGCTATAGGTTTTGTTGAAAACCCATTTCCAAAAAAATATACATTAGTTGATCATAAAAACGGAGACAGGGTAGATAATAGAGCTAGCAATTTACGCTGGGTGAATGCTAGTATAAATAACCAGGGAGTTTCTAGACCCAGAGATATATGCTGGGAAGAAAAATTAGTTAAAAAAGGAAAAATATAATGAAGACAATAGTGTTGGGACCACCAGGAACTGGAAAGACTCATACACTTTTAAATAAAGTAGATGATTATTTAAAAGGAACTGATCCAGATAAAGTGGGTTATTTTGCCTTTACAAAAAAAGCCGCTAATGAAGCTAAAGAAAGAGCAATGGATAAATTTAATTTATCCGAGGATGATCTCCCATATTTCAGAACCCTGCACTCTTTGGCATTTCAAAGACTAGGTATTAGAAAAGAAAATGTTATGCAACGTAGACACTATGAAGATCTAGGCAAAAAAATAAATATACCTTTAGATTATAATGACTATGATGAAGAAGAAACTGGTTTGTTTACTACTAAAAGTGATTATCTTAGAATAATTAATCTCGCTAAGTTACGAAATATTACAGTGGACCAACAGTTTAGTCTTGGAGAACATAACCAAGATGTAGAATATGACAAATTAGAGATTATTGCTAATGAATTAGACAGATATAAAAAAGAGTATGGTCTAACAGATTTTAACGATATGATTTTAGACTTTGTTAAATCAGATAAGTCTCCTAAATTTGACGTAGTATTTATTGACGAAGCTCAAGACCTATCTCGTATGCAATGGGATATGGTGAATCATTTTAATACTCAAGATTCTTTTATTGCGGGTGATGACGACCAGGCTATTTTCAGATGGGCTGGTGCTGATGTAGACAGATTCATTACACAAACTGGTAAACTTTTACACCTAACTCAATCAATGAGAATACCGAGAAGTGTTCATGACTTTGCTATGAAAATTATAGAGAGAGTTTCCAATAGAATACATAAAGAATGGAAACCAAAAACTGTACAGGGCTCAGTTAATATGTATGAATCTTTTGAGGATGTTGACCTAAGCAAAGGTGAATGGATGATTCTAACACGAACACGCCACATGCTAGATGCAATAGAAGAGACATTAACAACCAATGGATTCTATTTTGAAAATAAATTCAAAAAATCTTTTGAAAAAGATATCCAAGAAGCAGCTATTGATTGGCATCACTTATTAAAAGGACAATTTTTAAGCTATAAACAATTAGAAAATATTGCTAAATATATGGGTCCAGGTCATTGGCATAAGAAACAAATGAAAGGAATGGTGAAAGAATCTTTTTATACAATAGATCAATTAGTTAAAGACTATGGACTTCAAATTAAGACTGATTGGTTTCATGCATTTGATGATTGTTCAACTCACAGAAAAGAATATATAAGAGCTATGAGAAGAAATGGAGAAAGCTTGAACGAAAATCCTCGTATACAATTATCCACTATACATAGTGTAAAAGGTGGTGAAAAACAAAATGTAGTTTTATTAACTGATCTTACACACAACACTAACAAAGCGTATGAAAAAAATCCCGACGATGAAAACAGATTATTTTATGTAGGTGCAACCAGAGCAAAAGAAAACTTACATGTTATCCAACCCAAAGACGATTTTAAAAGTTTTCAGATATGAGTGTTTGGGATAAACAGCACGGTGGATCACACTACCAAAAATTTAAAATTCAACCAAGCAAATTTGTTGTAGAAAATGAATTGCTTTTTCCGGAAGGATGCGCTATAAAATATATTTGTCGTCACAGACTCAAAGGAAAGAAGGAAGATATATTGAAAGCTATACATTTTTTAGAGATGATACTCGAAAGAGATTATCCTGAAAATAAAACACCAACTAAAAATAACTCATGGGGAATAATTAAGTGAGAGTAGTAAAAAATTTTTTAGACAAAGATTACTTTAAACAACTTACAAAAGCGTTTGTAGATGACGATCCAAACTTTCCATTTTATAGACAACAGAGAGTTGCTTACAAGACTGGAAAAATACTTAAAGAACATTTTTATTTTACTCATATTCTTTTTAACAACGGTGTTACAAGCCAATACTATGATTTATTAAAACCTCTTATTTGGGATATACTTGAAGTAAAAGCATTGATAAGAGTTAAATTAAATTTATATCCTAGAACAGATACTTTACTACACCATTATCCACATAAAGATTATGACTTTAAACACAAAGGTTTAATATTGTCTTTAAATACCTGTAATGGAGGAACACGTATAGGTAAAAAACTTATACCAAGTAGAGCAAACGAGGCTTTGTTTTTTGATGCAAGTGTTACTCACAATAGTACTACATGCACAGACCAACAAGCTAGAATCAACCTTAACTTTAATTATTTTAAATGATACAAAAACCTTTATTCGCGCCACAAGTAGAATGGACACCACCGCAAGACTTTCCGGATTTATCAAAGTACGATGAGATTGCAATAGACTTAGAAACAAAAGACCCTGACTTAGTTAAAATGGGATCAGGTTCAATAACTGGTAGAGGAGCAATCGTTGGTATAGCAGTAGCTGTACATGATTGGTCTGGATATTATCCAATTGCTCACGAAGGTGGTGGTAATATGGATCGTAAGAAAGTTTTAAAATGGTTTCAAGGAGTCCTTAACACGGACGCTATAAAAATATTTCATAACGCCATGTATGACGTGTGTTTTATACGCGCAACAGGTTTAAGTATTAACGGAAAAATAATTGACACGATGATTGCATCGGCCGTCGTTGATGAAAATCAAATGCGTTATGACTTAAACAACTGTGCTAAAAGATACACCGGAAAAACAAAAAGTGAAACAAATTTATATGAAGCAGCGAAGTCGTGGGGGGTTGACGCCAAAGCAGAAATGTATATGCTGCCTGCCATTTATGTTGGTGAATATGCAGAAAAAGATGCTGAGATAACTCTAGCTCTTTGGCAAGAACTTAAAAAAGAAATTGAGTTCCAAGATATACAATCTATTTTTGATTTAGAGACTGAACTATTTCCCTGCCTCGTAGATATGCGGTTTTTAGGAGTTCGTGTAGATGTAGTAAAAGCTCACCTATTAAAAGAAGAGTTAAGTAAAGAAGAAAAAGAATTACTGCAAAAAGTAAAAAAAGAAACTGGAGTAGATACCCAAATATGGGCGGCAAGGAGTATCGCTCGAGTTTTTGAAAAACTTCACCTACCATTTGACCGCACCGATAAAACAAATTCTCCATCATTTACTAAAAACTTTTTACAGAATCACCCCCACCCAACAGTGAAACTAATTGCCCAGGCTCGTGAAATAAACAAGGCCCATACCACCTTCATTGATACCATATTAAAACATAACCACAAAGGGAGAATTCATGCTGAAATTAACCAACTAAGAGGAGATAATGGAGGAACGGTAACAGGGAGATTTTCTTATTCTAACCCGAATCTCCAGCAGATTCCGGCTAGAAACAAGGAACTTGGACCTAAGATAAGGTCATTATTTATACCCGAGGAAGGCCATACATGGGGTTGTTTTGACTATTCTCAGCAAGAGCCTAGGTTGGTAGTACATTATGCAGCTTTACAGAATCTCTATGGAGTGGACGAAGTATTGGA